ACGCTGGCGGGTGATGCGGTGGCGTATGTGGCTGATGATCCGGATACCGTCTTCAAGGCGGCGGTCTGCTCGTCGGGAACCACAATGGCTTCTGGCGCGGTAGCGATGATCGGTGCCAACCTGTCCATGATCAACAACACGGGTGATGTCAACACCGGCAATTCTAAGAATGCGGTATTGGCCCCGAGTGCAACGCCTGTTTCGACAGTGTTGCCGGTTCGTTGTGTGGGCGTGGTGGAAGACACCGCTTACAGCTATACCGCTTCAGGTTCGTCCACGGGCGCGAGCATCACCCTCACGGGTGCTGGTCTTCCGGCGGCGATTCCTGCGGGAACCGGTGTGGCGTACTACGCTTCTAACGGTCAGTTGATCCAGACCGGTTCTTTCGTGGATACTGCTGCTTCGGCAGGGGCAACCACGGTTGAACTGAACGCTGCGATTGCAGTACCGGGTGGCGTTACGGCAATCCCCGCTGCTTCGACAATTGTATTTACGGTGTATCCGGAGATCTTGGTGAAAGCCAACCTCCTTGTACATGCGTACTACAGCAGTACGTCTGGGCAGTAAGGCAAGGAGATTTAGAAAATGGCTATTTCACGCGCACAAATGTTGAAGGAACTCCTGCCGGGGCTTAACGCGCTCTTCGGTTTGGAGTATGCCAAGTACGAGGATGAGCATACGCTCATCTATGAGACCGAGACTTCAGAGAAAGCCTTTGAAGAGGAAGTCAAGTTGTCAGGTTTCGGTACCGCCCCAGTGAAAGCTGAAGGCGCTGCCATTGCCTATGACAACGCTCAGGAAGCGTTCACCGCTCGCTACAACCACGAAACCATTGCGATGGGCTTTTCGATCACCGAAGAAGCCATGGAGGACAACCTCTATGACCAGCTTTCGGCTCGTTACACCAAAGCATTGGCTCGCGGTATGGCGAACACCAAGCAGGTCAAAGCGGCTGCTTTGTTGAACAACGGTTTCACCACCTTCCAATCGGGTGATGGTGTGACGTTGTTTAACACCGCTCACCCGCTGGTGTCCGGTGGCACGAACGCGAACCGCCCGACTGTGGGTGCTGACCTCAATGAGACCTCGCTCGAAGATGCGATCATTGCGATTGCTAACTTCACCGATGAGCGTGGACTCCTCATTGCGGCCCGTCCCCGCCGTCTCATTGTTCCGTCCAACTTGATGTTCGTGGCAGAGCGCCTCATGGAGACCACTCTCCGCACGGCAACTGCCGACAACGACATCAACGCGATCCGGAACATGGGCGCGATCCCAGAAGGCTATGCGGTCAACCATTATCTGACCGACACCAACGCCTTCTTCATCATCACTGACATTCCCAACGGTATGAAGCACTTCGTGCGTACCCCGATGGCAACGTCGATGGATGGTGACTTTGACACTGGCAATGTGCGGTACAAGGCCCGTGAGCGTTACAGCTTCGGTGTCTCTGACCCACTGGGTGTCTACGGCTCGCCGGGTTCGACCTGATAAATCAACACATGTTGATTGGAGAGGGGGCTTCGGCCCCCTTTCTTTTTGGATTAATATGCTGTTTAATCAAGATGTTCCGGGGTAATTTTTTAGCTCATCAGACAGACCCGGCTGACGGCATGCAGACTGATGGGCGACTTGCATGTGAGGAGTATCAAAGTGGGTACCACAACTTTTTCGGGTCCGGTTGTTTCGGACAATGGTTTTTCTGGCGATGTAACGGGTGATATTTCTGCCACCCTTGTAACGACTACCACGTTGGTGGTGGGTTCAACGACCTTCACGACCGGCAATGTGTCTGGCACCTTGGCGGATCAAGTGGGCTATATCCCTGTCAGTGTGGGTGGAACGACCAAGTACATCGCTCTCTATGGCAGCTTAACTCCGTAAGATTTTCTAGGGGGCGATTAGCCCCCTTAACCTAATGGAGATCAAGTATGCAATACGATGTGTGGGCGGTCAGTCCTGAATCTGACGATGATTATTTCTTTGCGTCGGGATCTGCTAGCGGAACTTTGAGTTTGCTGGCAAACGATCTGGGCTATAACGGAACCGGTTATCAGGTATCGATAACTTCTGATGGCGTAGACAGCGATAAAACTTTTACGGTTACAGGCGTAAAGGTGGGTGCTGTTGGCTATGATGGGTTGGTCACTGAATCGGTTACTGGTCCTAGTGCCGGTATTGTGTATTCCACCAACTACTACACCCGTGTGGATTCTGTGGCGATCAGCACGACCTCCACTGGGAATGTTAAGGTGGGCTACGGCGGAGACTTGGCGTTCCCGCGCACCCGAATCAAGGGTGTCTACTTTGTCAGTAACGGCGCTTCGGGTTCTGTGGTCTTCACAGCGAAACCGAATGACACCACGATCTTGAAGTTGGCGGTTGCCAGCGGAACTTTGTCGCAGGACATGATTATCCCCGGCGAAGGAATTCTGACTACCAAGAGCAAGAATGGCGACTTCGCCATTATGACGCTCACCAACGTCACGAACGCTACGGTTGTTTGTGGCTAGTTATGTCGAAGGACAGCATCCTTAAAAGGATTGGGGTTTCGGGGTACAACAAACCTAAGCGTACCCCGAACCACCCCACCAAATCCCATGTGGTGGTAGCGAAGTCCGGTGACCAAATAAAGACCATTCGATTCGGTCAACAGGGCGTTTCCGGTTCTCCAAAAAAGTCAGGAGAATCAGAGTCTTACAGGAAGCGCCGTGAATCTTTTAAGGCCCGTCATGCTAGCAACATTTCCAAAGGAAAGATGTCTGCGGCGTACTGGGCAGACAAGGTTAAGTGGACAATATTTCCAATTGGTATTATGCTTATTCTTTCATCTGGAGAAGAAGCGCATGCCAAATTTCAATTTGAAAGTGGAAGTTGTTTGTCCACGGTGCAAGTCGAGGAGATTGGCCCGTGGTGACGTTGTGCGTAAAGCAGAGCGAAATGGGAAACAGCTTTTCTGCAAACCTTGCAGAAATCAAACTCGTTTTGCTGAAAAAGATCATCCAAGAAAAGGGACTGGAATTAAAAACGATCCAGAAAAATTACCCGCTAGAAACAGTTATTACAAAGCAAAACGAAGATGTAAACTTGGGGAGGATCACCACCCCGCATACAAATCTGTTGAATTCAGGTTTGCTTCTTTTGAAGAGTTTTTCAAGTTATTGGGTCCAAAACCTGAAGGATGTACGCTTGATCGTATTGACCCTCTTGGGCATTACGAAGCCGGAAATGTGCGGTGGGCGACTTGTACTGAACAGGCAAGAAACAGACTTCCTAGAGGGTATTGGACGGGTCTTAAAAAAAATTAAGGTGAAGTGGTGAACCATGGAAATGATGATATGGAACATGGTTCTCACATTGGTGGTCGGCGTGTTGGGTTTTGTGGTGAAAGAGAAGTTTGCTGAGATCAATCGTCTTGGCATTCTTCTCAACCGAACGAGAGAAGAAGTTGCCAGAGACCATGTGACCAGAGCGGAAGTTCGTGCTGATGCTCAAATGTTATTAGATCGATTGGATCGTTTAGAGCAAAAGATTGACCGGTTAGTGAGCCGTCAATTAGCGGAGCGTGATGATGGCTAAAGCCAAAAGCAAAGTGAATGAGGCAGGAAACTACACCAAGCCAGAACTTCGCAAAAGGCTGTTTAACCAGATTAAAGCATCTGCAACCCATGGAACCAAAGCGGGTCAGTGGAGTGCAAGAAAGGCCCAACTCCTTGCCAAGAAATACAAGGAAGCCGGTGGATCTTACCGTGGCTAAGGTTTGTTTACTTTGTGAAAGCGAGAAAGATGAATCTTGCTTTTATAAATTTTATGATAAATGGACGCAAAAGCACTACTTAAGCGCACGTTGCAAAATATGTCATCAGGAGTATAAGCGGCAAAGTCCTACAACTAAACGCAACCGTAAAGCGGAAAAATTACAGTTGCGATATGGGATGACTTACGAACAGTGGGAAGAAATGCGCGAGAATGAAAATTATCGTTGCATGATATGCGGAATTACTGAAGAAGAGATTGGCAGAAAGTTAGATGTTGATCATTGCCATAGTTCTGGAAAGGTTCGCGGTTTGCTTTGCAACCCATGTAACTCCATGATTGGGCATGGACGAGATAACGTAGAAGTTTTAAAAGCTGCTGCGAAGTATCTAGAAAAGTATGCAAGTGGATATAAGTCATGAGAGAGTCTCAACGATCTTTAAAGGCGTGGGGCGAGCAGAAATGGAGAACCAAAAGTGGTAAGCCATCTAGTCAAACAGGTGAAAGATATCTTCCAGAAGCT